ATAGAATATCTTTTAATTCTTCTTGAATAGCTTCCTTTACTGCCTCTTTAATAATTTTTTTAAAATCTGATGGTTTCATTGTTTATAAATATTAAGTTAATAAGCTTTTAAATTGTCTCTGTCGATTATTAATTTTAATTCATTAATCAAAGTTAAATTATCAGTTGTAAACGATAATTCTGTTTGAATTAAATTAATACCCTGTTGGTTTTTACCAATAGCACGTCTACGATTAACTGTAGGTGTATATGGTACTTCTTCTATTTCAATAATAAATCCGTTATATGTTGTTTGATTAATAGTTTGTTGTGCTTGTAGTTGAGCATCAGCTATAGATTGAACTGATTTTGTTATTGGAGGTAATGTATTATTTGGGTCACATGTTTGTAAAACATTATCTATTAATTTTAAAGCTTCAACAGCTGTTAATATATAATTACCAATAATAGATAAAATTAATGCTGAACCTGCTAATACTGATTGATATTTAGATAATTTTGAGTTACCATATTGATCAAAAGTAACTTTTCTAATTAATGTTTGAGCATCATTTAATAAAGTTGTTATAACACCTGGAGTAGGTAAAGCACTAGCAGGAGGGGTTTTTAATGCTACAGATGTAACTATAGATGCTAAATCAACAGTAGTAATTATTGATAATACTGTGTTTAAGAAAAAGGATAACCCAGTAATAGATGTACCTAAAACTTCAATTTTATTTCCTATATTATTTAATTGATTAACTATTAAATCTCTTTGTTGTCTTAGTCTATTTAATTCAGCGGGAGTAAGACATACTCCACTAGTTTGATATTTAGAAACATAATCGGTAGTTAATTTATTAATAGAAGGTTGAATAATTGTATTTACTTGACTTCCTAAAATATAGATCAATTGAGGTAATTTAGCGGCTCCTTTAGCTTTTAAATTATCGGGGGTTGCTTGTTCAATAGCTGTAGCGTCAACCTTTTTTTCACTTGCTGATTTAGATTTAGCAGCAGTAGAAGCAGCTTCTTGTAATCGTTGTTGTTCTATATCTAAAGGTGAAGCCATTATACAGTATAATTATATTTAGATTTTAAAGTGTCTAAATTTGCTTGTAATGCTTGTAAAGAAGTATTTACTTGAGCAGCTGCTACATTCAATTGAACTAAAGGAGTGCCTGGTGGGGTTGATACTACTGTTGAACAAACAGTCATAAATCCTGATATATTAGAAATTAATTGGTTTAATAAATTAATTGTTTGGTTTCCTAATAATAAAGGTTCGTTTGCGTTCTTTGAACCAATATATGTATTTGTTGATTGAATTACTGTAGTTGGAGCATCAATATTAACACTTTCAACAGCATTTAAATTAATTGATTTTTTAGAACTAAATAAAATATGGTCTACGGATGAATTAAATACTAACCTTCCAGATGAAATTATAAGTTGATTTGATGTATATTGAGAAGGTAATATTGGGGGATTTGATTTATAACTAACATAAGAGGTACTAGAGGCATTTAATGGGATTTTTTGAGTTGAACTAAAATAAATAGATCCTAAATCTTTATTTATATCTTCAGTAATGTGTTGCCACCCATTTCCAGGATTAATACCTTGACCATTTCTTATTATCATTATAGGGTCACCATCAGTACCTGTTGATGACCAATCATTAGGTCTATTTTTAACAGTAGAACCAAATCTAATACTATTTCCCCATCTACCTTCATATATTACATCTCCTTCAAAAGGCAATAAGGGATTAATATTATCTCTTTCTTTGAAAGTTTCACCAAAATAAATTTCAGTAGGTTGATCTGTTACTACTCTAGGACTTCCTAATGTAGTTTGTAAGTAACTTTTTTGTTGAGTTTGACTTAAATTACCTTCGGCATATGGGAGAGCATTATGGTGGGGATGATTCCAAAGACTTAAAATGTTTAAATAATAAATAGATTTACTAGCGGTTGTTGCTTTAATTCCAATATCTGGTTGTCTTAGAATTACTACTAACTCATTTACTAGAGGATAATTTTTTACATTTGGAAATAAGGGTTTTGCTGTTAATCTGTTATTAGATGTAGATGTAGTTGAAACATCTCCTGGAGTTGATTTGTAATCAATAAATTCAATATCACCAATAGCATTAGCATCATCTCCATCTAAAATAACATTAATTACCCTTCCGGTGCTAAGAATATTATCTTGTTTAAGAGCATTATTAACACTAAAATTATTTTTTGTGTTAAGATTTTTATTTAAAGCACCAAACCCATAAGCCATTATTTACCTCCTTTTAATTCGTTCATAGCAGCTAATAATTGATCTTTTTCCTCATCGGAAATAGTAAGAGAACCATCAGATGTTACTGTTGCCATAGCACGTTGAGCTAAAGCAGCCATTTTAATTAGAATATCATCGTTTTTAACACTAATTTCCATATATTCCTTAATTAAAGGAACAACTAAAGTAGCATCACCAATATCAGAAATTAAGGGTTTTAACTCATTAATTAGAGCTGTTACTTGTTTATCTTTTTTCTGTTGGTTATTGTAAATTTCCTCTAAAACATCGGAGAATTTTTTCTTACCAAAAATTACATTATCAAATTGTGACATAAATATACAGTTAGTTTCTTATAAATATGAAAACTAAAAATTTGTATGTCCGTATTCTAAATAAAATATATAACCTTCCTTAAAAATGTCGTAGAGTTGATTTGCTATTTTGGTAATTTTAGGTGTTTTAACATCTATAATTTCACGGATATAAATGTAAAGGGCTTTTTTATTAAATATATCTAAATGTTCTCTTTTGCGAAATAATTCTAAAATAGCATCCGCAATTCTAGCGTCATATTCTTTAGGAAATAAAGTATAAATGTGTTTAGTGACATACTCAGTATAAATGTCTATATACATCGATAAACGCTCATCATGCGATGAATCATCGATGCTGTATGAATGTTCCTCATCTTCCTCAATAGCATCTAAACCAATAGTATCAATACGTTTTTTATAATTTTTTTGGTTTGATAATATTAAGTAACGTTTAGCAATTGTTCCAAAGTAGGAAAATGCTTTAGCACCTTTTTCTGGATTGAATAGATGGATTTTAGATAATAAGAAGGTAATTACTTCGTGTTGTAAATCCTCAATATTATCTACCTCAGTATAGTAAAACTTAAAAGTATGGATAATGTTTTCGGTAAGTTTGAAAAAGGCATAATGAATTCTATCTTGATAGATTCTACTTTTTAACTCAAAATCCGAAGTGTTATTATACAATACAATAGCATCTTCGGTGTCTTGGGTAAAGTATTGGACACCCTTTTTCTTCTTAACTACTACCTCTTCCATTATTTTGTAATATTCTTAACAACAAAAGAATTTAATGCTGTTTGAATAGTTTTGATTTGTTCAAAGAAAAATCCTACTTCATCATCGGATTTAAAACTGCCTTTAGCATCTACTTCCATCATTTTCTTATCTGATAGTTCAATAGTGTCTGAAATTTTATTTAAGTAAGTCATATAACCTGCTAAAATATCCTCTTGCTTTTCATTCTTACGTAAGAGATTATAGGTCGTAAATCCGAGAGTTACGACCAATATTGAGAGTAATACAATTGTTAATATCATAAGTTGTCTAACATGTTTTTTAGTCCTTCACTTTTTATGCTACCTAATGCTTTAGATTTAGCGGCTGAAGTTAATGGAGCTGATTTATTATTACCCAATGTAAATGATTTCTTTTGGGTATCCACGTTACCCTGTAATTTAGGTAACCATTCCCTTTCAAATTCAATACGAGCAGCCATCAAATCCGCCTGATGTACAATAAAAGGTAATGCTGTACGTGGTTTTTGTTCTGGCATATAAGTCATTAAATATTTTTTATTTGCCTCATCATATAAACCATCATGTGTTTGAATAGTAATCATTTCATTAAATGTATACTGAATACCATGAGATTGGAGTAAAAATAATCCTCTATCAGGAACAGAGGCAAATGGGACTTTAGTATTAAACATATAATCCTCACCTAATTTTTCACGTCTCCAGTTATCTGTTTGGGGAATATAAGATTCATTTTCCTCATCACCCATTTTACCTAAATCGTGGTTTAAGGCAGAAAATACTAATTCCTCTTTAGTATAAGTTGAAACATCAGCACCCATTGTAGCCCATAAATCATGTAGGTGAAGAGCACAAGTAATAACTCTATTAACATGTTCTACATACCCACCCGGAAAAGCATTATGGTATTCTTTTTTATGAGCAGCAGGCATCAACATTAAACGCTCACTATATTTTTCATAAAACTCGATTAATTTTTCTTTACGAGGTGATGAAATATGGTCCTCAATAAAGCCCATCATTTTCACCCAATTTTGTTGGATTTGTTCTGCTGTTAAATTCATAATTAATATGGATTAATTTCTCCGGGTGATGTAGGTTCTTGTTGTACAAACGCTTTAGCATCGCTAATAGCTTCACGCATTGTAATTAATACTTCCTCTACTTGTTCTCTTGAACCACCACGATTTAAAAAGAAATGGATTTTCTCTATTTCTCCCTCGGTTCTTTCCAACCTTCTCATTATTATTTCTCTATTTTTCATATTTTATTCTCTTTTTTCCTTTTCCCGTGATTGGAATATAATATTGGAAGTAAGATACTCCAAGCTTAAGTTAAGAGAAGTTTTATAAATTCTAAATTCTTTTTGAGGTGTGAACACTTTTCATATTCCTCGT